GGCTACGGGTCTGCGGGTCTTGATCGGCTACGGCGCTGGTCACTGTGAGTAGCAACGTTCGTGCCCGGCATGGGCGATCCTGTCCCGACATGGGAGGCATTGATGGCGGGTCGCGGCCCTGCTCCGAAGGACCCTGCTCGTCGGGCGCGTGCGAACGCTGACCCGGTGCCGGCGGCGAGTATCGAGTTCGTGGGTGCGCAGCAGCCGGCTCTGCCGGACCTGACGGTGGAGGCGTCGGACGGGTCGACGGTGGTTGTTGAGTGGCATCGGCGGACGGTGCAGTGGTGGGCGATGTGGCGGGACGCGCCGCAGGCCGTCCACTTCATGGCCACGGACTGGGATTTCTTGATCGACACGGCGTTGATGCATCACGCGATGTGGTCGCGGGGGCAGTGGACGCTGGCGGCCGAGGTCAGGCTCAGGGTGGCGAAGTTCGGGGCGACGCCGGAGGATCGGGCTCGGTTGCGGATGTCGTTCGCGGATGCTGACGAGAAGGACTCGAGGCGTCCGGTGCCGGCGAAGAGTGCTCGGGAGCGGTTCGACGGTCTCAAGGCCGTCTAGGCCGTGCCGTGGCGTCCTTCGGCGCCGGGGGAGGTGCCGACGCTCGGCTGGCAGGTCATCGACTGGATGTCGAGCACGTTGGCGGCGCCGGACCGGGCGTGGTTCGAGCCGTTCGTGCCGACGCGGGAGCAGGCGCAGTTCCTCCTGAGCTTCTATGCGGTGGTCCCGAAGACGGGCCGGCGTCGGTACCGGCGTGGTGTCCTGAGCCGGCCGAAGGGCTGGGGTAAGAGCCCGCTGCTTGCGGCGATCGCGTGCGCTGAGGCTCTCGCCCCGGTGGTCCCGGATGGTTGGGACGCTGACGGGCAGCCGGTGGGGCGGCCGTGGTGCGATCTGCGGACACCGTGGGTGCAGCTGGCTGCGGTGTCGGAGGATCAGACGCGGAACGCGTGGGCGCCGCTGCTGGAGATGCTCCGCGAGGGTCCCGCAGTCGACCTGCACCCGGGGCTGGAGCCGCTAGACAGCTTCGTGAACCTGCCGAAGGGCCGGATGGAGTTCGTCACGAGCGCGGCGACGTCCCGTGAGGGTAACCGGCCGGTGTTCGCGGTCCTCGACCAAACGGAGGAGTGGCGGCCGTCGAACGGGGGAGTGCGGCTCGCCGCCACGGTCCGCCGCAACTTGGGCAAGACGGGCGGCGCGTCGATCGAGTCCCCGAATGCGTTCATCCCCGGCGGCGGGTCCGTGGCGGAGGACTCCGCGGAGTACGCCCGGCGGATCAGGGATGGCCGGGCCCGCGATGACGGGCTGCTGTACGACCACCGGGAAGCGCCGGCCACGACGGAGCTCCACGACCGGGACAGCCTCATAGCCGGCCTGAAGGTGGCGTACGGGGACAGTGACTGGGTCGACCTGGACCGGATCGTGGCGGAAGTCTGGGACCCGGCGACGGACCCGCAGGACGCGCGCCGCTTCTACCTGAACCAGGTCACCCACGCCACCGACTCGTGGCTGTCGCAGCCGGAGTGGGCGGGCTGTGCGGACGCCACGAAGGTGTTGGCCGACCGTGACCTGGTGGTCCTGGGCTTCGACGGCTCGAAGTCACGGAAGCGGGGTGTCGCGGACGCGACAGCGCTTGTCGTCGTCCGGGTCATCGACGGGCACACCGAGCTCGTCCGGGCGTGGGAGCAGCCGGACGGCCCCTTGGGGGAGGACTGGGAGGTTCCCGCGGTCGAGGTGGAGGCCGAGGTCGCACAAGTGCACAAGCGGTTCCGGGTGGTGGGGTTCTACGCGGACCCGGCCCGGTGGGAGTCCTACATCGCGTCGTGGGAGGCCAAGTACTCCGGCCGCTACAAGATCAAGGCGTCTGCTCGGCACCCCATCGAATGGTGGATCAATGCGGGTCGCGCCACCACCGTCGCGAAGGCCATCGAGGCGTTCCATACCGCCGTGCTGGAGCGGCGGATGTCCCACGACGGCGGGTCGATCATGACCCGGCACATTCTGAACGCCCGCCGCGAACCCCGCACCCAGGGTCTCTGGATTCGCAAGGAGCACCCCGACTCCTCCCGGAAGATCGACGCCGCGTGGGCTGCGGTGCTCGCGTGGGCCGCCCGTCAGGACGCCCTCGCCGCCGGGTACGGCCGGCCACCGCCCAGGATCGCCCGCAAACTCAGATGACAGGGAGGTGACAGCAGGGTGGCTGTGGTGGCGACACCGGACCGGTGGCTGGACTTGCTGTCCCGCCGACTCGAGGCCCGCCGGCAGGACCGGTGGATGCAGACCGCCGCCGGCCCGCGCTGGATTCCGGGGACGGACCTGCTGTGGAACTACTACGCGGGCGAACCGCGCCTGCCGGTGGGGGCGGACAACGCCCGCGAGGCGTACCTGACGTTCATGCGGCAGGCCCGCCGGTCCTTCCCGGAACTGGTCGTGGAGGCAGTCTTGGACCGGATGCGCCCGGTGGGCTTCCAGACGGGCGCGGACGGCGACGAGCACGGCGACGCCGCGGCGTGGCGGATCTGGCAGGCCAACCATCTGGACGCAGACGCGCAGATCGCGCACCGGTACATGCTGGCGTGCCGCGAGGCGTACGCGATCGTCGGGGATGTCGACCCGGACACCGACGAGCCGCTGATCACCATCGAGGACCCGCGGCAGACGATCGTCGCGTGGGACCCGGAGAACCGGCGGAAGCTCCGCGCCGCGCTGAAGTGGTACGTCGACGAAGACGCCGAGGTCGACCGGGCGCACGTGTTCTGGCGGATCGACGGCACCGGGTCGTCGCCGGGCCCGGCAACGATCGTGGTGCGGCGTGCGACCAGGCCGCGGACGGCGGCGGAGGCCCTCTCGGTCGGTGGCCTCGGGTCGCCCGGCGGTTGGCAGTGGGACGACGAGGGCCGGATCCTGCCTCTGACCCGCATCCCCCTGGCCCGGTTCGTCGCGCAGCCGGACGCGCACGGGCAGGGCCGCTCCGAGTTCGAAGGGGTCATCGACCTCATCGACTCGATCAACACCCAGACCCTGGGTCGGCTGGTCATCGCGGCCATGCAGGCGTACCGGCAGCGGGCGTTGGAGAAGGACGACGGCGCCGAACTGCCCGAGGTCGACGCGGACGGCGAGTTGATCGACTACGAGAAGTTGTTCGAAGCGTCACCGGCGGCATTGTGGGATCTCCCTCCCGGGATCAAGATCTGGGAGTCGATGCAGACCGACCTGCAGCCGATCCTTGCCGCGGTGAAGGCCGACGTCACGGACCTTGCGGCGATCACGCGGACGCCGATGCACTACCTGTCCCCGGAGGGCGCCAACCAGTCCGCGGAGGGTGCGTCGCTGACCCGTGAGGGTCTGGTGTCGAAGGTCCGGCATCGGATCGCGACGGCGTCGGAGGCGTGGGAGCAGGTCCTCTCGCTGGCGTTCGAGTGGAAGGGTGACCCGGTCCGGGCCCGGCTGGTCGACACCGAATGCCTGTGGCTCGAGCCTGAGCAGTTCTCACTGACGCAGAAGGCGTCCGCGGTGGCGCAGATGTCGACGACGATGCCGTGGTCCCTCCTCGCGGAACAGGTGTTGCAGCTGACCCCGCAGCAGGTCGCCCGGTATGACGCGGACCGCGTCAACGACGTCCTCCTCCGCGACAGCCTCGCCCCGCCACCGCAGCAGCAGCGGGTCCCGGCCGGTGGCTGACCCGCGGGTGGTGGCGCTCGTCGACCGGTACGCCCGCGCCTCCGACCAGGTCACCGGCCGGGTGGAGAACCTGATCCGGGGCCTGTTGGGTCGCTTCTCGGGCTGGTACGACGACCGGCAGGTAGCGGTGATGGCGGACGCGGTCGCGAGGGTGGTCCGGTCGGGTCAGGAGGCGCGCGCGCAGGCGACCCGCGCCTACCTTGAGCGGGTCCTGCGGGAGGTCGGTGTCCCGGTCCGGCCGGTCCGGGTGACGCTCCCGGCGGACGTGTCGACGGGTGTCCTACCGCAGGTCGAGTGGGGCCGGGCCGCCGCCGAGTTCCGCCGGCGGCGCGTGGAAGGCCTCGTGGAGGCGGACGCGCTGGCGGCCGCGGAGCTGCGGGCCATCACTCGGGCGGACCTGACGATGCAGCGTGCCGCGTCGCTGGCGGCCCGGCAGGTTCTGGACCGGACACCCGGCGTGGTCGGGTACCGGCGGATCATCCACCCGGAGTTGTCGGCGGGCGGCACGTGCGGACTGTGCGTCGCCGCGTCGGACCGGATCTACAAGGTGTCGGAGCTGCTGCCGATCCACGCCAGCTGCAAATGCACTGTGGCACCGGTCGTCGTCGTGAAGGGCCTCACTCAGGACCCTGGCCAGTCCCTCAACAAGGACTCCCTGCGGGAGCTGTACCGGCTCGCGGGCGGCACCGGCACCGGGGATCTGGCGCGGGTCCGGTACGCGGTGTCCGAGCACGGCGAGCTCGGGCCGCTCCTGACCCGGGCGGGGCAGGCGTTCCGCGGCCCCGACGACATCGCCGCCTGATCTTCCCCGGCGCGAGCCGGGGTTGGCCCGCATGGGCGAACACACCACCCATCCCGACAGGGGAGAGCACGCATGAGCGAGCCCGTAGTCGAGCCACCCGCCGACCCGGCACCGAAGGACGGCGACAAGCCGGCCGACCCGCCGCCGCCGGACTGGCAGGCCGAGGCCGAGAAGTGGCAGGCCCTCGCCCGCAAGCACGAGGACAGGTCCAAGGCCAACGCCGAAGCGGCGAAGGAACTGGAGAAGGTCCGCCGCGAGCAGCTCACCGAGACCGAGAAGGCGATCGCCGCGGCACGCGACGAGGAACGAGGCAAGGTCACCACCGAGTTCGCGCGGCGCCTCGCCGCCGAACGATTCCGCGGCCTCGCCACCGCCGCCGGCGTACCCGCCGACGACATCACCGCCGACCTGGAGGACCGGGACCTGTCCCGGTACGTCGACCCCGCCACGGGAGAACCCGACGACACCCGGATCGCCGCCGCCGTGAAACGCCTCACCCCATCGCGGCCGGCCGGGGTGTCCCCGGCCGACCTCGGCCAGGGCTCCCGAGGCGGCGCCGACGCCCTGCCTCTGGCAGAGCAGATCCGCGCCGCGGAGAAGGCCGGCGACTGGAAGACCGCAATGACCCTGAAAGGCCGGCTCGTCGCCCAGGCAGCCGGCAAGGCCTGACCACCTGGCAAGGCACCTGGCCGAGCCTGACCGGAAGGATAGTGATCCACCATGTCCGGAATCACCGGGCTCGGTACCACCTACAACCTCCCCAACTACACCGGGGAGCTGATGAACCTGACGCCGGCGGAGACGCCGCTGCTGAACATCGCCGGCAGCATCGGTGACGGCGCCGGGCAGGCCACCTCGACGGAGTTCGAGTGGTCGACGTACGACCTCCGCAGCAACTTCCAGTCGACCGCGCTGGAGGGTGCTGACGCGCCGACGTCGGTGGAGCGGGTCCGCGCGAACGTCACCAACGTCGTGCAGATCCACCAGTCCGCCGTCTCCGTCAGCTACACGAAGCAGGCCGCGGTCGGTCTCAAGGCCGGCTCGAACAACGACCTGTCCGGCAACGTCGGCGACGAACTGTCGTGGCAGCTGCGGCAGGAGTTGACGTCGATGGCCCGCGACGTCGAGTGGTCCTACCTGCACGGCGCGTACCAGAAGCCGACGGACAACACGACCGTCCGCAAGACCCGCGGCCTGATCAAGGCGATCACCACGAACGTGACGAACAAGGGCACCGCCGTCTCGGCGACGTCCGCGACGGACACGATCACCTCGACGGCGCACGGCTTCTCGAACGCCGACACGGTCGTGTTCACCGACCTCGGGACGCTCGCCGCGAACGTCGTGGAGCCCAACCGGGTCTACTACGTCGTGTCGACGGCGACGAACACGTTCAAGGTGGCGGCCACCGCCGGCGGGTCGGCGATCACCCTGGGGACCGCGACCGGCATCACGGTCACCAAGACCTGGTCGACCGCCCTGACCGTCGACCACCTCGGGGCGTTCGCGCAGTCCATCTGGGACAACGGCGGCCTCCGCGACTCCAACCGGGCGTTCCTGGTGAACTCCTACCAGAAGCGGGCCCTCACCACGGCGTTCGCGACCGCTTACGGGCAGGCCGCCGGGGCGATCTCCGGGCGGGTCGGCGGCGTCACCGTGATGGTCGTCGAGACCGACTTCGGGCCCTTCTCGGTGATCCTGCACGACATGGTCCCGCAGGACACCATCATCGCCGCGTCCCTCGACGAGCTCCGCACGGTGTTCCTCGAGATCCCCGGCAAGGGGCACTTCTTCGTGGAGCCCCTCGCGAAGACCGGGGCCAGCGAGAAGGTCCAGGTGTACGGCGAGGTCGGCCTGAAGTACGGCGCGGAGCGGCACCACGGCGTCCTCCGCGGCCTCAAGGTCGCCTGACTCCTGAGCGGCCCCGGGGGGGGGGGGGCCCCCCCCGGCCCCCCCCCGGGGGCGGCCCCCCCCCCCCCC